ATATTTTTTTTAAATATGTATGATAAATATTTGTGTGGGGTTTTTTTATATTTATATTATATATAAATAAAATGTCGGATAATAATAAATTTGTTTATAGCAATATTCATTTTCCATCTCAAGATATTCAATGTTCGAATGGTTTCTTCTGAAAGTATAATCAGTGCAGTGTACTCCGAACCAAGTGAGAACGGAGATGTTGTACACTTCAGTAACCCTATGGAGGTTCAGTTCTATCCGAGACCAGAAGGCAACACAATGTTGTCTTTGTCACCTTGGATGCCTTTTGGTGATAAAGATATCATGCATGAAGTATACACAGACACAATTATCACAATGAGTAAGGTCAATCAGGAAATGGTTGACTATTACAACAAAGTTGTGATAAAATACACCAATGGATTTGCAAGTGAAGAACCAGAGAGGGAAGACACTCATGCAACTGTTGATGAGTTAGAAGAAAGCCTTGATGTTATCGAAGCGTTAACAAGAAAGGCTAAAGGCACCCTACATTAGGGGTTGACAAATACATCGAAATGGTGTAATATAATACTATTATTATGCGAAAAAAGTGAATATATTACTAATATGAAACAGGAATTATAATGAGCAAGCAGAACCCAAAGCATTATGTGGACAATAAGAAGTTCCTGCAAGCGATGATTGACTATCGCACAGCGGTTCGAGAGGCAGAAGAATGTGGCGACCCAAAGCCCAAAATACCCGATTATATCGGCTCATGTTTTCTACTAATCGCACAGAGACTTTCTTATAAACCCAATTTTATAAACTACACATATCGTGATGATATGATTTCAGACGGAATTGAAAATTGTCTTCTTTATATCGACAACTTCAATCCAGAGAAGTCGCAGAATCCGTTTGCGTATTTCACACAAATTATCTACTACGCATACCTGCGTAGAATTCAAAAAGAAAAAAGACAAACTTACATCAAATACAAGATGATGCAAAAGCAAGACCTATTTGGTGAACTTGTTGAGCATTCTACATCTGGTGATAATGAATTTGATATCGGGTTAACACCTGATAGTCCAATGTATGAAGTTATGGAAAGTTTCATTTCAGATTACGAGACTGCAAAAGAAGAAAAGCGCAAGAAGCGTAAAAAGAAACAAGGGCTGGAAGCGGCACTTTACCCAGATGATGAAAATGATGAAGAGAGTAAGTAATGAAAGTTTTGTTGATAACAGACCAGCACTTCGGTGCCCGAAACGACAATGTACAATTTTTAGATTACTATGAAGCGTTTTACAAAGATACTGTTATACCTTACATCGATAGGCATAGCATTGATACTATCATTAATCTCGGTGATACATTTGACCGTCGCAAGTATGTCAATTTTCACACCTTAGAACGTAGTAAGAAGATGTGGTTTGACCCACTGAAAGAGCGTGGTGTTACACAACATGCAATCATTGGCAACCATGACACATACTTCAAAAATACGAATGATGTAAATAGTCCCGACTTGCTGTTGAATGATTATGACAATATTATTACATATTCAGAAGCAACAGTTATCAATGTTGGTGGACTAGACATTGCAATTCTACCGTGGATTTGCACAGAGAACTATCAGCAAAGCATGGAGTTTGTTCAGAATGCAAAAGCAGAAGTCCTTATGGGACACCTTGAACTCAGCGGTTTCGCAATGTATCGAGGATATGAAAACGACCACGGAATGGACGCTTCTATTTTTAATAGATTTGATATGGTATTCACTGGTCACTATCATCATAAGTCTGATAATGGTCATATCTATTATCTGGGTAACCCTTATGAACTTACATGGTCTGACTACAACGACCCTAGAGGCTTTCATATCTTTGATACAGAAACGAGAGAACTAGAGTTTATTCAGAACCCTAACAAGATGTTTCATAAAGTTGTGTACAACGATGCACAAGACATCAATGTTGACCCAGAGAATTTCAAACATCTAGCAAATAAACAAGTGAAAGTAGTTGTAAGGGAGAAGAGTAACCCATATAACTTTGACTTGTTTATTGAAGCAATCTACAAAAATAACCCGTCTCAACTGACAATTGTTGAAGATGTAGACTTGACAAGTTACGATGAAGATGATATAGTGGACGAGGCTGAAGACACTGTGACTATTCTTTCGAAGTATATCGAAGGAATGGAAGTAAATGTTGATAAGCAAAAACTTGATAGTCTTATGAGAAACCTATATTCGGAGGCGTTGCAGGCGACTGATACATGATTACATTTAAGTATGTTAGGTGGAAAAACTTTCTGTCAACTGGTAATGCGTGGACAGAAATACAACTAGATAGAAGTGTATCAACGCTGATTATCGGTGAGAATGGTGCTGGTAAATCCACTATTCTTGATGCACTGACATTTGGTCTGTTTGGAATGCCATTCAGAAAAATCAAAAAAGGTCAGTTGGTGAATAGCATCAACGGACGTGAAGCAGTTGTTGAAGTTGAATTCTCAATTGGTAGGAGACAATATCTTGTCCGAAGAGGCATAAAACCCAATGTTTTAGACATCATAGTGGACGGAAAAAATCTCGACCAGAAAGCGGCTATCAAAGACCAACAACTGGTTCTTGAAAATACTATTCTAGGTTTGAACTTCAAATCGTTTACTCAGGTTGTCATTCTTGGTTCTGCTACATTTACACCATTCATGCAGTTGGCTTCATCTGCACGAAAAGAGGTGATTGAGAACCTACTAGATATTGAGATATTTACAACTATGAACAACCTGCTTAAAGACAAGCAGAAGAGAATGCGTGAAGACACTCAACAGTGTGACTTTCAACTTTCTAAAGCCCAAGAGAAGATTGAAATTCTCAAGGACTTTATACAAACTCTGGAGACAGGCAATGAATCCAAAATTCAACTCAACAACGATGAGATTGACAAATCGAAAAAGAGTATCGAACTTCACGAAGGAACAATCGAAAGGCTCAGAGCAAGAATTGAAGAGTTGTCTGGAGATATATCAGACTTTGAGAAAGTCAGAGAAAAACAAACTAAACTCAACGACCTTAGAGGTCGGTTGAAAAGAACGAACACAAAACATGAGAACGACAAGAAATTCTATACTGAAAATGATAATTGTCCGACTTGTCATCAGCACATTGAAGATGCCTTTAAGACTGATACTATTGCCAGCATTGACGGCAAGATTGTGGAAGTCACTAAAGCGTTGGAAGAAATCACAACGCAGACCGATGAAGTCTCAATCAGACTTGCCGAAATTACAGAGGTCCAATCGGAAATCTCGGACAATCAAACCAAAGTACGAGTAGAGCAATCTTCTATCACTGGTCTACAACAGTACATCACTAAACTACAGAATGAAAGAATTGTTGATGAAAGTGATAAAATCGAAGAAGAAAAGGCGAAACTTGAAAAACTTCATGGTACTGTTTCTACACTTGAAAAAGCAAAAGAAAAGTTATCATCAGACAAGTATTTGTATGACATTGCGTCTGGTCTTCTAAAAGATACAGGTATCAAAACACGCATTGTTAACCAGTATTTGCCAATCATAAACAAATTGGTGAACAAGTATCTAGCGTCAATGGACTTCTTTGTTCAGTTTGAACTAGATGCAACTTTCAATGAGACAATTCGTTCACGCTACCGTGATGATTTCTCATATGCATCATTTTCAGAAGGTGAGAAGATGCGAATTGATTTGGCGTTATTGTTTACATGGCGCACAATCGCAAAGATGAAGAATTCAGTAAACACAAATCTGTTGATTTTAGATGAAGTGTTTGATGGCTCACTTGATACGGGTGGTACGGATGAATTCTTGAAAATCATCAATACGCTGAATACAGATACAAATGTATTCATCATTTCGCACAAAGGTGACCAACTCTATGACAAGTTTCATAGTGTTGTCAAATTTGAAAAGGTTAAAAATTATTCGAGGATTGCATAATGGATAAGGAATCAATTCAGGTTTTGGATGTAGTAGACCAAGAAGACGGTGGTGCCATCGTACACTTTGAAATGAATGAAGAGATGACTTCTTTGTTTATTCGACAAGGTATAAGAGTTGCACTTGAAGAATTAGAAGAAAAGTATGTTGTTGTCAGAAAAGATGAATGGGATGATTGGGTTGACAAAGGTATGAGTAGTCCAGCGACAAAAACTGTTGATTTATCTGACCAAGAAGCGCAAGGGTACTTTCAGATTGGTGTTCTGAAAGCAATTCAAGATGGAATTGCTAATGCACTAGAACAACCCGGAGAAGAACAAATAGAATTTAATTTTGAGGATGAAAACAATGGCTGTTAGTAACAAAGACACACAACACCCAAAAGTGAAAGATGTGTTTGAACAAGTAGGATACAATATTACAGGTGGTGAAGAACATGGCTGGCGTGATGTTTATCCAATGGGTCGATATCTGGACTGGGAAGGTAACTTCTCAATTGTCTTCAGTTCATTTGACCAAAGAGTATATGAAATCTCATATATGAACGAACAAGAAGATTATCAAATGTATTGGGTTTGCCCAGAGTTTCGTGATGCAAAAAAAAAAAAAAATGCACAATATCCTGCACCAGATTGGGAAGTCGAATATACAAATGATTGGGCAGTAGTAGTTCGTGACTATATCTCAGGTCGAGTTGAAGGCGTTCCTGTATGAAACAAAAGTTCATAATCGCACACATGAAGGTAGCAGAAGTCTATGCAGAATTATCATCTGCTAAGAGGCTACAGGTCGGTTGTGTGATTGTGAAAGATAACAGAATTATATCGATTGGATATAATGGTATGCCTAGCGGTTGGGATAATAACTGTGAAGATGTAGTTGGACAAGATGAAGTTGGTTCATTGTTGTATAAATCTAAACCAGAAGTGTTACATGCAGAAACCAATGCGATTGCAAAACTAGCATCTAGTTCAGAGAGTGGTAAAGATGCTACGCTTTTTGTAACTCATGCACCCTGTATTGATTGTGCTAAGTTGATATATCAATCGGGCATCGGTGCAGTTTACTATAAAAATGGATATAGAAGTAGAGACGGAATTGACTTTTTAGAAAAGTGTGGTCTGAAAGTTGAGAAGATATGATTGCAAATATTATTACAGAAATCATTCGCAACGAAGCACCATCTGACGATGTTGCTGTGCTTATGTCTGGCGGTATCGATAGCATGACCTGTGCTTTCTCAGCAATGAGATTAGGTAAGAAAGTTCACACATACACGATGAAAGTCAACGGTGTTGACAATGATGACAATCTAACGGCTAGAACAGCCGCAGAGATTTACGGTTGGGACCATCACGAGATTGATGTTCCTGTCAACAATTTGAAAGATGATTTCTTGCGCCTAATGAGATATTACGATTGCAAGAAAAAGACACATGTTGAATGCACATTTCCATTTCTCTATGTCTACCCAAAAATCAAAGAGAAGCACGTTCTGTCAGGCGTTGCCGCAGATGGTTGGTATGGCGTATCGAAGAAAGCGAATATGCATTACAAACATACAAAAGAATTATTCGATGAGTTTCGTACTCAATACTTTGGTGCAGAGAATCCCGCAGGTATTCGACAGCAAGAGCAACTTGCAGAAGAGATTGAAGCAAATCTAGTTGCACCTTATGTTCGTTGTTCTGTTGCAAATTATATGATGGAACACGACTGGGATTTCTTTAATAAACCTTTTCAGAAAGCACCTATTGTAAATGACTACCCAGAATTTAAGCAAATGCCTAAGAGACGTAGACACGCAAATCTTCAACTTGTCGCAGGTATTCCAGAACATTTTGAAACGCTATTAGAAGATAAAGAATTGAATTACAAAAACAGAATTCGAACTATGGATTTGGTTCGTGACTGGATTGATATAGATAATCAACTTTTTGCTTGACATCCGCAGAAAAGTGTGTTAGTATGGACAAAATAACCGCAGAAAAGTGATATGATGAGATATGAAAAATATTATGTCGATGATGTTAGAAGAGCATCGGAAGCAAAAAAGTTTACGGCGATTAGTTGCTTTGCTGGCGGCGGTGGTAGTTCTACAGGCTATCGTCTTGCTGGTGGTAATATTCTTCTAATCAATGAGTTTGTTGAGGCGGCAGTTGAAACTTATACTGCTAACTTCCCTGATACAAAGGTATTAGTCGATGATATCAAACAGTACACAGGACAAGATTTCCTTGATATGGCGGGAGTTGCCAAGGGCGAACTCGACATACTTGACGGCTCACCTCCTTGCAGTGCTTTCTCAGTTGCAGGAAAGCGAGAAAAGGGATGGGGCAAAGAGAAGTCATATTCGGACGGAAAAATGCAAGTCGCAATCGAAGACTTGTTTTATGAATTCATTCGCATTGCTGAAGAAGTTCAACCGAAAGTAATCGTAGCAGAGAACGTAAAAGGAATTACGTTTGGTGAAGCACGAGGAAAGTTGAATGCATTCGTCAATGAGTTTGAAAAGATAGGCTACAGCGTCACATACGAAGTATTGAATGCCGCAGATTACGGAGTACCTCAAGCACGAGAGAGAACGATTTTTATCTGTGTTCGTGATGACGTATGTGATGCTGTTGGTCTATCATTTTTGAACCTTCACTCACTCTTTCCAAAGAGAACAGTGGAGGCTCATATAGGGCTTGGCGATGCCATTGCTGATATTGAAAACGACCCGAAAGAGGTCGAGATGCTCCTTGATTTTGTACAAAATTCTTTTCAGAAGAAGTTCTTAGAGCCACTTCCCTTTAACCCTAAGAAACATACAAAACCGAGTGACCCACAGTTCCGTTCTTGGAACCCGAAAGCATCTTGTTTTAATATGATTAGACCAGCACCGCATCTGCCAAGCCCGACCCTTACACAACAAGGTCAGAAGAGAGGAATGAGTGGAGTTTTTCATCCTTCTGAAAATAGAAAACTGACAGTGAAAGAATGCATCCGTTTGATGGGCTTTCCAGAAGATTATAAATTGACAGGTGAGTTTGACCAACAGGTTGAACGACTAGGGCGAGCCGTTGCTCCTTTGATGTACAAAGCAGTAGCAGGTTCAATATACGAAAACGTATTGAAAGGTTTTAACAATGGCTGATTTTACATTTGCACACCGTGATGAGGGTTTCGATAATCATATCGACCAATCAATTAGAGGTTACTCTACACTACATGATGACATTGTGAAAATGTCTCGGTATTTCGTTGAAGATGATACGAATGTTTATGACTTAGGTTGTTCGACAGGTAAAACGCTTGCGGCGATGATTGACCAAAACAGAGAATTTGCACCTCACTGTAATTACTATGGCTATGAGTATGCAGATGGATTTGTCAATGATATGCGTAAGCGTATGGCAGATTATGTCAAAGACAATCTTGAACTAGTACAGAAAGATGTGCGTGATGCATGGATGGAAAACGCATCTCTTATCACCTCTATCTTTACACTACAGTTCATGCCACGCAAAGATAGACAAGATGTTCTGAATAATGTCTATGACGCATTGAACCCAGGTGGTGCTTTCATCTTTGCAGAGAAGACATATTCATGTAGTCCAAAAGTTCAGGACATGCTGACATTCATGTACTACGATTTCAAACGTGAAAATTTCGAAGCAAAAGATATTATGGACAAAGAACAGACATTGAGAAATCTGTTGAAACCAAACACTTGGTCAGAGTTGAACACAATGTTAGAAGTTGCAGGATTTGAAAGTGTTCAGACATTCTGGCAAAATCATCTCTTTGTCGGTGCTATCGCAATAAAATAATTTGGTGGTTTTTCGTAAACCACTGAAAAATAATGCGAAAATAACCAAAATAATCCTTGACATATATCGTCATCCTGCTATTATGGATATGTAAGGTGATGAGAGGACTACATATATTATGATGAATTTAGCGAATACAAAGTCTCAGTTAGCCAAGTTGATGGCGACAGAAAACATCACAGTTCAGCATAAAAAGACGCAAACTGCTTCTTTCGATGTTAAGAACCGTGTGTTGACGTTGCCTATTCTCAAAGAAGACTTGAGCGTCAATATTTACGATTTGATGACTAGCCACGAAGTTGGTCACGCATTGTGGACGCCTGAAGAAGGCTGGCATGACGCTGTTTGTGCTAACGGTCCCAAGTTCAAAACATTCTTGAACATTGTTGAAGATGCCCGCATCGAAAAGAAAATCAAACTCAAGTACCCTGGTCTTGCTGGTGCATATCGCAACGGCTACAAAGAATTGCTTGATATGGACTTCTTCGGTTTGCGTGGTCAAGACATTCAAGCATTGCCTTTCATCGACAGAATTAACCTTCACTTCAAACTCGGTACTCTTGTAAATCTTCAGTTCAATGAAGAAGAGGCTGAATGGATTGAAAAGATTGGTGCTACTGATACTTTCGAAGAGGTCATGGCTCTGACTGAAGAATTGTTTGCGGCTGAAAAAGAAAAAGCCGAAGAGCAATTAGAGCAAGAGGCTGAAGAGCAAAAGCAGTCTGGTCAGGCTGGTGATGATGAAGAAGGTGAAGAGTTTGACACCGATGGTCAGAATGATGATGACGGTGAAGAAGAAGAAAATCAAAACTCTGCTCCTGCTCCTACTGATGCCACTGGTGATGAAGAGAGCCAAGACGCTGGTTACGGTGATGAATGGGATGATGAATTCGATGATGAAGAAATCGATGAGATGCCTGTTGATGCCGAAGAATTGATGGGTGGTGATACTGATGAAACTCAGCGAGCCAACGAAGGTCAACTAACTAAGCAAGATGGTCGTGAAGTTGAATATGTTACCTTCGGTGACCATGACTACTCTGACCGTGTTATCGGTTACAAGCGAGTGATTGAATGGTTTGCGAGTAACGAAAATCTGCTTTCTTCTCACAAAGTTGAAGTTGCTGAAAAGACTAAAGAGTGGCGTGCAAACAACCAGAAGATTATCAACTACATGGTCAAAGAATTTGAGATGCGTAAGAAGGCTGATGAATTCAAGCGTGTTCAGATTTCAAAGACTGGTGAACTTGATATGAAAAAAGTTTTCGGTTACAAGTTCAACGATGACCTGTTCAAAAAAGTTGCGACAGTTCAAGGTGGTAAGAACCACGGCTTTGTGATGTACATCGATTGGTCTGGTTCAATGGCACCAAACATGGCGGCTACAATCGACCAGTTGTTGAACCTCGTTGTCTTCTGTCGAAAAGTTAAAATTCCTTTCGAGGCATACATGTTCAGCGACCACATTCCGAGTACAGAATTTCAGATTAAAGAAAAGCAGTTTGCGAATGATGAACTTTGTGTTGGTGACCGTCACCCAGGTCTTGCTTGTTTGTTCGATACAAACATGAGCCTTGCAGATTTCAATCAGCAACTTGAAAACATGATGCTGGTTCGACAGTCTCTTCAGAATGGTCGTTACTATCGTATGAACATTCCACAACAGATGCAGTTGGGCGGTACTCCTCTTGATGATGCATTGCTGATGGCACCTGCGATTATCAAAAAGTTCCGTCAGAAGACAAAGGCTCAGATTGTGAACTTTGTAGTTCTGTCAGATGGTGAGAGCCATCAGTGTGGTGTTCAGAAAGCGCCTTGTGAATATTATTCAGAGGGACATGTAAGTTACTATCGCAATTCATATCGCACCGACTGCTTTATGCAGGACACTGTGACCAAGAAGACTTACAAAGTTACTGACACTTTGACTACAGCCCTTATTAAAGCAATCAAAGACCGTTGTGGTGTGAATACGATTGGCTTCTTTATCGTTGATAATCGCCCTCGTGAAATTCGTAGCGCATTCGCTCGGTTCGGTGTCTGGAATGCTGATGTCCGTGAGTTTCGTAAAACTAAGTTCAAAGAACTGAACAATGCTGGTTATGACAGTTACTTCTTACTCCCTGGTGGAGATGATATGTTGACTGGAACTGATGAAGGTCTGAAAGTTGATGCCGACGCTTCAAAAGCAAAAATTCGTAGCGCATTTATGAAGGCTTCAAATGCGAAAACAGCGAACCGAGTTCTTCTGAACCGACTAATGGAAAAAGTTGCGGCTTAACCAAAAAAAGCCAAAAAAAGCCTTGACATATATTTCGAACCTGTTAATATATGTATTGTGAGTTGGTGAGAGTCCAACAATTTGAACCCTCTGAAAGGAGAATATATTATGAAAAATCTAACTTCTACCCAGGCTGCCTTTGTTGAAGCCGCTGTTGAAAAGTTCGGTCCAGTTGTGACCAAGCAACAGATTGTAGACCTTGCTGAAGAGATGGGTGCCGCCCGTCCTCGCTTCATCTATACAAATAAAGAGACCCGTGTTGGTCGAGGCATGTATCGAATTGCTGGTGAGCAAACTGCTCCCGTAGTTGATACCACTATGAACTTACAACCAGTTGCAAAGGTCGTTCCTATGACACAAGCCATTACCGAGACTGTGACAAAGAACTTTGTCCCAGAGAAAGACCCACTTTATGTGCCTTTCGGCTTCTTCAATGACCTGAAGAACATTCTTGTTTCTAAGATGTTCTACCCAGTTCTTGTGACTGGTCTCTCTGGTAACGGTAAGACTTTCATGGTCGAACAAGCCTGTGCCGCTTCTAACCGTGAGATGATTAAAATCTCTATCTCAATCGAGACTGATGAAGATGACCTCATCGGTGGTAACACTCTTGTCGATGGCAATGTTGTCTATCGTGAAGGTCCTGTTCTGAATGCAATGCGTAAGGGTGCGGTTCTTGTCCTTGATGAGATTGACCGTGGCTCTAACAAGTTGCTTGCGCTTCAGGCGATTGCAGAAGGTAAGCCTTACATCAATAAGAAGACGGGTGAAGTTATTCATCCTGCTCCAGGGTTCAACATTGTTGCCACTGCTAACACTAAAGGTAAGGGTTCTGATGACGGTCGTTTCATCGCCGCTCAAATCCTTGATGAAGCGTTCCTTGAGCGTTTCCCAATTACTGTTGAGCAAGAGTATGCCAGCAATGCTGTTGAAAAGAAAATCCTGAAGAAGGTGTTCGATAGCCTGTCACTGAATGATGATGAATTCATCGGCAAGTTGATTGACTGGGCTGATATCATTCGTAAGACGTTCTATGAAGGTGGTGTTGATGAGATTATCGCAACTCGCCGTCTGGTTCACATTGCGAAAGCCTACTCAATCTTCGGTGACAAAATGAAAGCCATCGAACTTTGTGTGAACCGTTTCGATGCTGATACCAAGCAGTCTTTCCTCGACCTCTACACTAAAGTGGATGGCGGGGCGATGACCGCTGAAGGTGAGACAGCCGAAACACCTAAAACTGAAGATGGTGAATATGCACCATTCTAAAGGAGATATGATGCAAGAATGGAATAAATCTGAAACTGGAGCGATGAGGGAATGCATTGGTGTTCCCTATTTTCGCCAGTTGCCCCTTGAGGCTTTGGCGGCAGGTGCCGCCGCACTTGAATATGGTGCGAAAAAATATGATAATCGAAATTGGGAAAAGGGTCTGCCCTGGCAACAAATGATTGATAGCCTGAAAAGACACATTGAAGACTTTGAGCGTGGTCGTGAATATGACGATGCTGAAGGCGGTTCGGGTTTGCCGCACGTTGCCTTGATTATGTCCTCTGCTATGATGCTGACTGCATCTGTGATTAGAGAGATTGGTCAAGACGACCGACTTCCACCTGTAAAAGATGAAGCAATGACTGCTAAAGAATGTGCAAAGTGGATTGAAACTCAACTTGAAAGAGCAACTAAATTTACTGGAGATAAAGTATGAAAATTAGTAATGAAACCTTGACAGTGTTGAAGAACTTTTCAACAATCAACACTGGCATTGCGGTGAAGACGGGCAATCGCCTTCGTACAATCAGTGGTCAGAAAAACATTCTCGCAGAATGTTCTGTTCCTGAAAATTTCGATAGCGATTTCGCCATCTATGATTTGAACCAATTCTTGGGTGCAGTATCACTATTCCAAGAGAATGCAGAATTTGACTTCGGTACAAATTCAGTTGTAGTTGGTAACGGTAAATCAAAAATCAAATATTTCTATGCTGATGAGAGCATGGTAATTTCACCACCAGACAAAGACCTACCAACAGATGCAGATGTTGAGTTTGAAATCTCTGCACAAACATTGGCAGAGGTTCTCCGTGGTGCCGCAGTTCTTGGTGCGCCAGACATCGTAGTCGAAAGCACTGGTTCTGGTCCAACTATCGTTAAAGCATCCGACATCAAAAACGATACATCAAATAGTTATGATGTTGAAGTTGACCACACTTCAGATACACCATTCAAGATGGTATTCAAAACTGAAAATCTGAAGATGCTACCTGGTGCATATAACGTGAAACTAACACCTCGCTATGGTTTGTTTACATCTACCAAGGTCGACTTGCGCTATTTCGTAGCGGTCGAAACTGGCTCGACATATGGTTAATCCATGTGGGAATACTGGTGTAAAGCGATTGGAACAAAAGCATATGAGGATGACCGTAGGGCTGACAGAGTTGCAATACTGCGTACTGGTTGGGTGGTCCTGCACATTCTTACTTGCTTTGCTATCATAACAAATACTGTTATGCAAAACTTTATATAATGAGAGGTATATTATGAGAGATGATTTTCTCTGGGTTGAGAAGTATCGACCCAAAACAATTTCTGAAACTATTCTACCCGAAGAGTTGAAGAAAACATTCCAAGAGTTTGTAGATGCTGGTGCAGTGCCAAATCTACTACTCTCAGGTACTCAAGGTACAGGTAAGACTACAATCGCCCGTGCCTTATGTGAAGAACTAGGATTTGATTACATCATCATCAACGGTTCGATGAATGGTGGTATCGATACCCTAAGAACTGATATTCAGAACTTTGCTTCTACTGTCTCTTTGACTGGTAGTCGTAAAGTAGTCATCCTTGATGAGGCTGATTATCTAAACCCTAACTCTACACAACCTGCGTTGCGTGGTTTTATCGAAGAGTTCTCTAAGAACTGTCAATTCATTCTGACTTGTAACTTCAAGAACCGTATTATTGCACCCCTACATAGTAGGTGTTCTGTTATTGATTTCAAAATCGGTAAAGAGACGAAAGCAAAGATGGCGGCTCAATTCTTTGAGCGTGTGTTAGACATTCTCAATAAAGAGGGTGTTTATGCCGAGCGTAATGTGATTGCTCAAGTAATCACAAAACACTTCCCAGACTTTCGCCGTGTTTTGAATGAACTACAGAGATACGGGACTAGTGGTACTATCGATGCTGGCATTCTGGCGAATACGACAGATGCTTCAATGAAGACCTTGATGGGTCATCTCAAAGCCAAAGAGTTTGGTGAGATGCGTAAATGGGTCGGTCATAATATCGATAATGACCCTACTGTACTTTTTCGTTCCATCTATGATGGTTCGTATGAGTATATTAAGAAGGCGTCTATTCCACAGTTGGTTCTACACATTGCAGACTATCAATATAAATCTGCATTTGTTGCCGACCAAGAAGTTAACTTTGTTGCTTTCTTAACTGAAGTAATGATGAATTGCGAGTTTGAATAATGAGTAATGCATTCGAATATGTCAGTAGTGTTACGCATAAAAAAGAGAATATGATGCGTAACACTGAAAATGATGAGTTAGCCGAAAAGGCTTATGAACCATTTGTAATGAACCGTGCGTTGTCTTACTATATGGACACATTGGCTCATGCCAACGAAATGAACAAGTCTTCACACTTGGACAAGAAGTTGCAATATGAGTTCTTACTAAATAGTATTAGACCACGAAAGCGTTTCAGCAAATGGGCTAAACCCGAAAAGGTCGCAAAAGTAGAAATCGTTCAGAGTTATTTCAACTACTCTAAGCGTCAAGCGGAAGCAGTAGTTGATTTATTGACTGATGATGATTTTGAGCAAATTAAAAAGAACACCTTCACGGGTGGTAGATAATTAGGAGTGAATTGATGACTTCAACAGAAAATATGGTTGAGGTTACCCTTGTTAACGAAGACGACTTTCTCAAAGTAAGAGAGACCTTAACTCGCATTGGCGTAGCCTCAAGAAAAGAAAAGAAACTTTATCAGTCTTGTCATATTCTTCATAAGAAAGGTAAGTATTACATTGTGCATTTCAAAGAACTGTTCGCACTAGATGGTAAGCCATCGAACTTTGGTGAACAAGACATTGCAAGACGTAATACGATTGCTAATCTTTTGAGTGAATGGGGATTGATTAAAGTTGTAAACAAAGAAATGTCGCAAGACCCACTTGCACCAATTTCTCAAGTAAAGATTTTACCTTTCAAAGAGAAAGACCATTGGGAACTAGTAGCAAAATATAACATCGGAAAGAAGAAGGTATAGTATGACACAAATGATTGTTCCGCATCCGCTAGGATTTTATAAGACAGCCGCAGATGTTCCAGACCCAACAGTAGCAACACAAGCATCTGCTTGCTTTGACCTTCATGCGTACATCAAAGAAGGTATGGAAATTACTGTGTACGACAGTAAGAATATCAAGCGTACATTCACAGTCGGTAAAGACCATGAACGTACTGATATGATTAATCTCAACCCAGGCGATAGAGCCCTTATTCCAACAGGTATCATTTTCGATATTCCTGTGGGATATTCTCTACGTTTATACTCTCGCTCAGGTCATGCCTTGAAAAAAGGTTTGTCACTAGCGAACGGTGTGGGTGTTGTAGATTGTGATTATGTCGAGCCAGTGTTTGCAATCGTTCAGAATACATCATCTGTTATTCAGAACGTGATTGACAATGAAAGAGTTTGTCAAGCAGACCTCACAATGGCTTTGACTTTCGCACTACAGCCGAGAGAAGAAGCACCTGAAACTAAGACAGACCGCATCGGTGGTTTTGGTTCAACAGGTGATGGTGTCACTGAAGAAAAAACTTCAGAGTAACCCTTGAAATTTTTGATTTAGTGACTAAATATATGTTGATACGCCGTAAGGGTATCATAAATCAATCTTGCTTAATTTAAGGAGATAGCAATATGACACATTTCGAACATATCGAAAATCTACTCGACCGTGCAATCGGATTTGACCATGCGTTTAATCGTTTGCAAAACATTCCACAGACATCTGGCGGTTACCCACCATATAATATCATCAGAGATGATGAGAACTATAAGGTAGAACTTGCTGTTGCTGGCTTCAACAAAGATGAAATTGAAATCGAGTTGAAGGAAGGCAATCTTACTATCACAGGTAAGAAAGCAGAAGATGAGAGTAAATTTTTCGTTCACAAGGGAATTGGCACTCGTGCCTTCACCCGCACATTTACTCTTTCAGATGATGTAGTTGTTAAAGGTGCAGACCTTAACAATGGTATTCTATCAATTGACCTAGAACGCATCATTCCTGAAGAGAAAAAGCCTCGTAAAATTGAGATTGGCACAGTCTCAGACAAAGAGTTTCTTACCGAAGACAAGTAAGTAACTATATAACTGGAGCGGGAGCGTTTCCCGCTTCAGTTTTAATTAGAGGAGATAATTCATGCAGTTTGATTTTACTAAGGCTCACCTAGATGCTATCTTGCACAGAGATAGTGGTGAACTTTTCGAAGCCATGCTGGAGATATTCCCAAAATACGACATCACAACACCTCAAAGAGTTGCTGGTTTTATTGCTCAGTGTGGACATGAAAGTGCAGGTTTCAAAGTGCTTTCTGAAAATCTAAACTACAGTTCAAAAGCATTGAATGCGATTTTCCCAAAATACTTTGTCAGAGCAGGTAGAGATGCAGAAGAATATCACAGACAACCAGAAAAAATTGCGAATGTTATTTACGCAAACCGTATGCATAATGGGGATACTGATACTGGCGATGGTTGGCGATTTAGAGGAGGGGGATACCTTCAACTAACTGGTCGATATAATTACACAGAATTTGGGCGTGACATTGGTATGTCACCCGAAGAAGCAACTGACTATGTACGAACACCTAAAGGCGCAATTGAAAGTGCTTGCTGGTTCTGGCAAGAAAACAGCATCAACAGATATTGCGACAAAATGGATATTCTTGGAATGACTAAGCGTATCAATGGTGGCACAATCGGACTAGCAGATAGAATGAAACATTGGGCGGAAGCGATTGAGATTTTTACTGGCGAAGCACCAGAAGTGCCAGAAGATAATCCAAATAGTTACACAGTAATCAAGCGTGGCTCAACAGGTGAACAAGTGAAGAAGGTGCAGGAAGCACTTGGTATCACCGCAGATGGTGACTTTGGTCCAGGTACTGAAGCCGCTGTTAAAGCGTGGCAAGCCGAAAACGAACTTATGGCAGACGGCATTGTCGGACCTAAAACAATGGAGAAAATGGGAATATAATATGGCTGATATAAAATTGGTGCGTCTAAGCACAGGTGAAGAACTACTTGCAAAACAAATTAGTGAAACCACATTTGAAGATGTTTGTATTATCATACCACAGGGGCAAGGTAATCTAGGGATTATGGAGTTTATGCCTTATGCTGATTATGATAAAATTGAGTTCAAAGATAATCACATTATGTTTATCACTGAAGCAAAAGAACAACTTCTGAACGACTACAAAAAAGTCTATGGCGGAGTAATGACGCCACCTAAGAAAAAAATCATCGTATAACCGAACGGTTAGTTTTTAGTATGAATATTCGTGTAAAATACCCGAACGGGATTATTTCAGATATCACCGCAGAAATCGGAGAGACCCTCATGGATGCAATTCCAAATCTCTTCGGTGACTGTGGTGGTAACTGTGTTTGCGGAACTTGTCATGTTCGCATTCTCTCAGAACACGAAATTGAGTTAGACGATTTCTCAAAATACACCCTTGACTTAGAGCAAGATGTACGATATAATAGTCGTCTAAGTTGCCAAATCATACTCGGTCCAGAGCATGATGGCTTAATTGTTGAGGTGGTTGATAGATGAGATTTTATACGAATGTTGCAATGATTGGAAACAACATTCTGGTCCGTGAGTATGATAATGGTGCAAGACGCAATCTGCGTATCCCATACAAACCTACACTCTTTGTCCCTACGAACGGTTCAAAGAAAACAGAATTCAAAACACTAGATGGTCGTGACGTTTCACCTGTCGAACAAGGCAGTATCAATGACGCACGGCAGTTTATGAAACAGTATGAAGATGTTGCTGGCTTTGAGATTTACGGCAACACAAACTATCAATACTGTTACGTTGCAGACGAATATCCAGAGCGTGTTGATTATGATATGTCGAAACTTGTTACAGCAAATTTCGATATTGAGACTGGCTCTGATAATGGTTTCCCACAACCCGATACTGCACTAGAGCCTGTAATCTCAATCACTATCAAATCACAAGGCGTTTATCACGTTCTCGGTTATGGTGATTATACTCCACACCAAGACGATGTAAACTGGATTCACTGCCGTGATGAAGCAGACTTGCTCATGCGGTTCCTTGATTTGTGGGATGAAATTCAGCCAGACATTATCACTGGTTGGAACATTCAATTCTTTGATATTCCATACCTCGTTAATCGATGCAACAAGATTGTCGGTGAGAAGATGACACGAAAGTTGTCACCTTGGGGTATGGTTGGTGAACGCAGAACAAATGCAGGTGGTCGTGAACAAATTGTTTATGACTTACTCGGTATCAGTACACTTGATTATTATGAACTGTATCGTAAGTTTGCACCAGTATCAAACCATGAAAGTTATCGACTTGATTACATCTCAAACTATGAGTTGGGTACAGGTAAACTAGACTATTCAGAGTTTGGTTCACTACACAAATTGTATCAACAAGACTATCAAAAGTTTATCGAATATAACGTGAAAGACGTTGACCTTGTTGACCGACTTGAAGACAAGATGAAGTTGATTGAGATGGCTGTGTCTCTTGCATATGACGCTAAGGTTAACTACCAAGACGTATATGCTCAAGTGCGTATGTGGGATACACTAATCTTTAATGAGTTTAAGAAGAAGAAACTGGTTCTACCACCAAAGCGTAAGTCAGATAAGTCTGCACGTTATGCTGGTGCGTATGTGAAAGACCCGATTGTCGGTATGCACAACTGGGTTATGTCTTTTGACTTGAACAGTCTATATCCTCACCTGATTATGCAATACAATATCTCACCAGAGACATTGGTTGATGGTCAGACAATGCCAGTTGACGTTGAAGGTTTACTTGAAAAGAAATATGACTTGTCAAGTTTGAAGTCTGCAAACATGACAGTTGCACCAAATGGTTCTTTATTCAGAACTGACAAGCAAGGTTTCCTTGCTGAAATGATGCAACGCATGTATGACGACCGTAAGAAATATAAGAAACTCATGCTTGAAGAGTTGAACAAAGCAGAGAAGACAACAGGTGCAGAGAAAGCAGAACATAAACGTCTGGCTTCTGCATATAACAATACTCAGTTAGCAAAGAAAGTTCAGTTGAACAGTGCTTATGGTGCGTTGGGTAATCAATACTTTCGTTTCTATGATTTGAGAATGGCTGAAGCCATTACATATGGTGGTCAGTTTAGTATTCGCTGGATTGCGAATGACATCAATAAATATTTCAATAATCTTTTGAAAACGGAAGGAGAAGATTATGTTTTGGCGTCAGATACGGATTCAATATACATTGTGTTCGACAAATTGGTTAATAGCGTGTTTGAAGAGGGAACAGGTCTATCGCAGAGTGAGAGTGTCGGGCGGAAAGTGGACTTCCTCAACCGAGTGGCTGAAAAGAAAATTGAACCTTTTATTGATAAAAGTTATCAAAGCCTTGCCGACTATGTAAACGCATACGCCCAGAAGATGCAAATGAAGCGTGAAGCGATTGCAGAAAAAGCAATCTGGACCGCAAAGAAACGCTACATTCTAAACATCTGGGATAACGAAGGTGTTCGATACGAAAAAGCAAAACTGAAAATGTCAGGTATCGAGGCTGTGAAGTCATCGACCCCTACAGTTTGTCGTGACCGAATTAAAGAAGCACTTGAACTTATCATGGTCGCAGATGAGAAGACTGTACAGAAATATGTATCTGATTTTAAGAGTGAGTTTGATTCCTTGCCTGTGTGGGACATTGCATTCCCACGAGGTTGTAACGGTGTCAAAAAGTATTCTGATAGTTCACAGGTGTATATCAAAGGTACACCTATGCATGTCAAAGGTGCTATCGTCTATAACAAGTTACTCAAAGACAACAATCTAGGTCGTAAGTATCAAGCCGTCAATGAAGGTGACAAAATCAAGTTCTTGTATTTGCGTGAGCCAAACCCATCTACTGTCGGGTGTATTTCATTCCCCTCAGATGGCACACTACCAGATGAGTTTGAGTTAACTAAATATGTGAATAAGGACGAACAGTTCGCAAAATCTTTTGTTGAGCCACTAGATGCAATTCTAAAAGTCATCGGATGGTCGGCTGAACAAAAGGCATCACTGGAGGATTTATTCATATGAGTAGAACAGATGGAATCCCACAGGAATACCTAGATAGCACACACGATTTTGGTTTTAGTGCAGTCGATGACCCTGTGGATAGAGAAGAGACTTCTGCTATTTCTGAAGAAGTCGCAACATCACTTTCATCAACAAGTGAAGGTGTAAGTCGCCTAGAAGGTAAGATTGAAATGTTACTAGATGCGATTGCTGGTCAGTCACAAGAGATTGAAGAACGTAAGCGTATTGTTGAAGATGAAGTTAAAGAAAAACTTGAGAAAGTAGAAAAGTTAATGATGCCACTTTTGGTTAATCTATTGAAGAGTTCTGACAAAGAATACATTCGATGGGCGAACCGTGAAGAAGCAGTGAAGTTACAAATTGACAAACTACTTGAGTTAACTAGGGGATAGAATGGCTTGGCTAATACTTGCGGTTGCTCTATCGATTTCAGCGGTCGCCGCATACTACTCAATTATAGGTCTAGTTACAATCTTTTCTGCCGCGGTTCTACCTGTGGCAGTAATGGGTACTGTACTCGAAATCGGTAAACTAACAACAACTGTTTGGTTGCATCGATATTGGGAAAAAGCAACTTGGTGGCTTAAAACATATTTAACGATTTCAGTCGTGGTTCTCATGCTAATAACTAGTATGGGAATTTTTGGTTTTCTATCAAAAGCACACATTCAACAAACGGCTGATGCTGAACAAAATGCAAGTGTAATTGTTCGTATTAATGAACAGATTGAAAGTCAAGAACAGAAAATTTCAGAACTTGAGAATGTTGCTAATGTACAAAATGAGCAACAAAATGCACAAATTGTACAGAATGAGAAACAGATTGAGCAAATCAATATTCGTTATGACGCACTAGTCGAAGAACAGAACGAAGTAATTTCTCAATCAAGAGGTAACTTAGAACTACTTGAAGGCTTTATTAGAGACAATAATATCGAAGCGTTACAAGTATTAGTTGGAGTAAAGGCAGATGGTAGGTATGGTCCTGGGACTGCTAGGGCAGTTGACGAATTCAGAGAACGGGAGACAACCGCATCCCAACGAACTGTGCAGGATGCCAGGGGTGAGATTAGAAGATTGCGTCAGTTGCAAAACGATGAGATTTCTCCGCTTGCTTCCGCAAACAGTAGATTGCAGAAAGAGATTGGAACAGTCACAGTTGACAGAGAAGCAATCGCAAAAGCATCTGAAAGAATAGCAGTTCTTGAAGAAGAAAAATTTGAGTTAGAGACTGAATACAGAAAACTTGAAGCAGAGTTTGGTCCTGTTAAATATATCGCTGAACTAATCTATGGTTCTGATGCTGAAGGAATGTTGGACAATGCTGTACGCATTGTTATTCTTGCGTTGATATTTGTGTTCGACCCATTAGCAGTTTTGCTTTTGATTGCATCACAATACACTTTTGTTCAAAAGAAGAAGAGGCAAAATAAGACTGTAACACATAGTTCAAAACCGAAGAAAAAGAAATCAGAATATAAGCCCTCAGAAGTGCGTGTCAAAACCAACTTCAAAGAAGTAGAAATTGACACAACTGACGTTGAATATGACAAAGAGAAAGATGAGTTCAAATTCAACGATGGTAAATTAAAAGGGTACACATCTGATATTTAATGAAAAAAATACTTGACATTTGCTATGAAATATAGTATTATGTTTAGAATACTTTACAAACGTGAGGAGTGAAAATGAGTGATTTTCTAAATGGTCTTGTCAAAGCGACAGGCAATGAATATGCTGGTACCGTTGATGGTGGCATTGTAGCAGGAGAAGTAGATGGATATATTGATACTGGTAGTTATGTTCTTAATGCTCTTGTATCAGGAAGCCTCTTTGGTGGAATTCCTAATAACAAAATTACAGCGTTTGCTGGTGAGAGTGCGACAGGTAAAACTTTCTTCATTCTTGGGGCAGTAAGACAGTTTCTAAAAGACAACCCAGAAGGTGGTGTGATTTTCTTTGAGAGTGAATCCGCACTAACTAAAAAGATTATTGAAGAACGAGGTATTGACCCGAAGCGTGTCGCAATGGCACCTGTAGCAACTGTAGAAGAGTTTGGTACTCAAGCAGTTAAAGTTGCAGACAAATACCTTGAGCAAGACCCAGCCGATAGAAAGCCACTAATGTTAGTGCTTGATAGTTTGGGTATGCTTTCAACAAACAAAGAGATGGCTGATACTGAAAGTGGTTCAGAAAAGCGTGATATGACACGGGCACCTAAAATCCGTGGTATCTTTCGTACACTGACACTGAAACTTGGTCGTGCAAAAATTCCAATGCTTGTGACTAATCACACTTATGAAGTTGTTGGTGCATATGTTCCGACAAAAGAAATGGGTGGCGGTGCAGGTCTGAAGTATGCCGCATCAAATATTCTATTCTTGTCAAAGAAGAAAGAAAAAGATGGTACAGAGATTGTTGGTAACATCATCAAAGTTCTGAACCATAAATCACGTTTGACAAAAGAGAATATGAAAGTAGAGACACTTGTAACATACAGCAAAGGCTTGTCACGTTACTATGGTCTTCTACAACTTGCAGAAGATGCAGGTGTATTCAAAAAGGTTTCTACACGATATGAATTGCCTGATGGCGCAAAGCAGTTTGGTAAGACAATCAATGAGAACCCAGAACAGTTCTTTACTGAAGAAGTTCTGAATGAACTTGAAAAGTATGTAAAGGCAAACTTCCTATATGGTTCAGTCTCACTTGAGGATGCAGAAGCAGAACTTGAAGAGGAGATTGAAGTCAATGAGGGATAATATTGAAACCTATTATGATATGGTACCGAATGCAGTAGGTGACGAATATCATATCAAACTCAAAAATACAGAGAAGTTTGATGAAGTCACTTACCGTTATGGTAGAGTGCAGTTTGGTGAAAGTGAAAACCCAGATGGCACCTTGACATTTCGCTATGAGTATGATATAGTAACGGTACCTAAGAATGTTGCAGACCAACAATTAGATGAAACTGACAAAGAAGAACTTGAGAGTTTAGTCGGTGATATTCTACTACACATTCTCGAAAATGATTTAAGTGAAAAGGAAAAACATAAAGATGGTATCGTCTCGCTTGGAACACCTCCTACTGAAAAGTCTCTTAACTAACGAAGACTTTTCTAGGAAGACACTTCCGTTTGTAAAACCCGAATATTTTGAAAACGCAACCGAGCGTGAAGTTTATCGTGAGGTGTTTAACTTTGTAGACAAGCATAATACCTTACCTACAAAAGAAGCAATTCTTGTTGAACTAAACAATCGCAAAGACATTACAGAAGAAATCTTCTCAGAGGCTTCTGAAATGATTGCATCTTTCAAAGACATGGAAGATGCTAATGTGACATGGTTGCTTGATAGCACAGAAAAATGGTGTCAAGAACGTGCCATTTTCAATGCTATTATGTCATCTATTGGTATCATGGAAGGGCGTGACAAGCAGAATGACAAGGGTGCAATTCCTAAACTACTGTCTGATGCTTTGGGTGTGAACTTTGACCAACACATCGGTCACGATTACCTTGATAACACCGATGAGCGATTTGAATTCTACAAACGTGTTGAAGAGAAGATACCTTTTGACCTTGAGTATTTCAACAAGATTACTAAAGGTGGTCTATCTCGTAAATCATTGAACATTGCACTTGCAGGTACAGGCGTTGGTAAGTCTCTATTCATGTGTCACTGTGCGGCGGCAAATCTTGCTCAAGGTAAGAATGTCCTGTACATAACACTTGAGATGGCAGAAGAGAAAATTGCAGAACGTATCGATGCGAACTTACTTGATGTACCTATTGCACAGTTGCCAGAAATTGATAAGAACACTTTCGATAAGAAAGTAAACAGAATTAAGAACAAGTTCGAAGGTAAGTTGATTGTCAAAGAATATCCGACTGCTAGTGTTCATGCAGGTCACTTTCGTCATTTGCTAAATGAACTAAATCTGAAGAAGAATTTCAAACCAGATATCATCTATATTGACTATTTGAATATCTGTGCGTCTAGTCGTGTGAAAAACACACAAGCGAATTCGTATACTATTGTTAAGTCGATTGCTGAAGAAATTCGTGGTCTTGCTGTTGAGTTTAATCTACCGATTGTATCAGCAACCCAGACAACACGAAGTGGTTATTCGAACACTGATGTTGGTCTTGAAGACACCTCAGAATCCTTTGGTCTTCCAGCCACAGCCGACTTAATGTTTGCGTTAATCTCTACTGAAGAGATGGAAGAACTTAATCAGATTATGGTGAAACAACTCAAAAATCGCTATAATGACCCCGGCTCTAATCGTAGATTTGTTGTTGGTATCGATAGAGCAAAAATGAGACTATATGATTGCGAACAGGAGGCACAAGATGATATCGTGGATAGTGGTCAACCAGATACACCTGCTTTTGACAAATCTAGTTTTGGTAATGGTCTCGCAAGTGAAAGGAAGGTTAAGGCTGATGACTGGGCAATATAAACTACAAGACACAAGCGGTGTTTGGACCGTGTACGAAAGAGGATACCCGTTAGGTAAATCTAAAAGTAAGCAGACGGCAAGAAAGTTTTACAATCACTTGAAATACGGTGGTGCATTTGAAGGTAGAACTCCTGATTTTATTCTGAAGTCGGGTGCAGTTGATTTAGACAGGAAGTATGAAGAAAAATGAAAAATCCATATGTGAAATATATCAAAGTATATGATGACGCCCTTGATGGTGCATTCTGTGATAACTTGATTGACAAGTTTGAGATGCTAAAAGATAAACAAGTATCTACAGACTTAGAAGGTGTGCGTCACTTTACTGAAATCAATCTTGCACGAAATCCTGAATTCCGTGAAGAGTTTCAACTGATGCAAAAACAAGCACAACAGTCAATTCAACAGTATGTTAATGATTGTGATATTCAAGAAGGTCAGTGGCAAGCAAACAGTGGATTCGAAGAATTTCGTATGAAGCGTTATGAAGCGAACGGTAAAGATGAGTTTTCATATCACGTTGATGTGCAAGACTATGCATCTGCAAGACGATATCTTGTTTTCTTCTGGTATCTAAATGATGTTGAAGAAGGTGGCGAAACTTACTTCCATGATATCGAACAAGGCATTCAACCAAAGCGTGGTAGACTACTAATGTTCCCACCAATGTGGACATACCCACATGCTGGTATGATGCCTAAATCTGGGACCAAATACATAGTAGGTGGATATTTACACTACTTGTAGGAGGTAACATGAGCAATGTTGTAGACTTTCCTTTTGAGAGAACAGCAGAAGGTAGAGAAATCGAAGATACTATAAAAGAGTTTGATGATAAAGCGTATCTTGACCAATATGTTTATGATACGATTGTTCAGAACATTGCTCTTATAAACCAAGCACACTTTGATATGTCAGATAAATCTTCACTTGAAATGGTGGCATTGATTGGCAGAATTCATAGGGCGATAGGTAATTGGCAGATGGGTTACACCGACCCATTGATACCATATCTAGCAGATATGATAAGCAAATTAAACCTAAAAAAAATCACTCTAATCGGTGATTAGAGCCAAAAAGCCTTATAAATATTATTACAATAGTATGCGTGGGCGAAGAATACAGGCGTGGGTGAAAATAAGACCAACTGCTAACTTGGGTCTTAGTAAGGTAAGAGTGCGGTATACTTTAGCAGGTATCAACGCATGAGGAAACGGAGGTCGCGGCGCATGAAGTCGTATGTAGGGGATTCATCCTCCTCATCCAAGAACGCCTGAAGAGGCTATTGTCGAGAGGCAGTAGCCTCTTTTTTTTGTAAAAAAACCCTTGACAAGCACCTATTTTGTGCTATAATTACTGTGTAATTGAGAGGTGTTTATGAACTATATCGAAATCAAAGGTGGCACAAAAGCCGAAAAAATCATTGTGCAGAAGACTGTAGATTACTGTCTGAAAACTTTGCTACCTAGATACCGCACCCTAGACCTAGAAATCAAAATCAAAAATATCAAAGATGATGCTGTCGGCTATTGCTTAATGGGTGACACTAATCGTCAGTTTGAGATTGAAGTTCAGAAGGGTATGAGCGTCAAAGATATTGTCACTACTGTCTGCCATGAAATGGTTCATGTAAAGCAGTATGCTCGTAAAGAGATGACTGATGAATTGACTACTAGTGGTCGTGCTAAGTGGCGTGGAAAACTTGTAAAGGCTGATACTAAATATTATGACCTGCCTTGGGAAGTAGAGGCTTATGAGATGCAAGACAACCTTGCAGATGACATTTGGAATAAAGGACTGATTTAATGGGCGCATCAAACGGCTTACGATTTGT